CACTGTAGTTTAGATTCTCTTTAACAAAGTTAAAGCCACCACTTTCATGTGCAGTTTGTGCTACAAATGCCGCCGCACGATGCATGTTTACATACATATCGTAATATTCAGCTACTTCGTGTAAAGGTTCTGCATATAATTGCAATACGTTTACCTTTGTCTTTGGGCATAATTTTTGTAATAATTCTAATGTTATCATTGTATTTCCTTATCCATAAACTCCAACCATTGTGTACCATTGTGAGGTAGTGGCCGCTACTATCATTAATCTTGCTCCTGCCCCTAATGGGAAAGATATATTGGTTGATAGACTATCAATCTGTGATCCGTTTGCCGGAAACACTTTAAGAGTAGATGCTGTCGTATTAATAATAATAACTTGTTGACCAACTGTAGCTCCTGGCAATCTTACAGAATCATTAACTCCAGGATTAACACTGCCTATAACATTGATTGATTTAGTTAATACAGTAGCTCCTGAAAGAGTAGTTCCTGCAGCCGCAATGCCTGATTGAACACTAACTAATACTTTACTAAAAGTAGCATCTTGATCTGTTGCAGTTAATGCTCCAACTAGTGTCAATCCACTCAATGATCCTACACTCGTAATATTTGATTGTGCGGCACCTGTTACTGTTGTTGAAATTAGTGCATTGGCTACTTGACCAACAATACTACCTGCTTGCAAGTTCGTTATACTAGCACCATTTCCACTAAACAATGTTGCAGTAAATGTGTTTCCACTAACATTACCAGAAGCACCTGCATTGATATCACCTGTAGTATTAATTGAACCTATGTTTGCAACACCTTGCAATATCATTTGTGTACCGGATGTTCTTGCAAAACCACCTTGAGTTACTACACCACTAGTACCGTTATTATATGTAACATGTGTGGTATTTGAACTGGTAACTGTTACTATTCCATTAAATCCAGCTGGAGCTAACCCACTAACAATAATAGTTGTTCCAGCAGGGAAAGGTGGAATAGCTTGTGTTGCAGAGAAGGCTAAAGTTGCAACTGATCCACTGCCACTAGATCCAGTTGCTTGAAGCTGTACATTAGAACCAATATTTACAGCACCTGCTGTTGTTATACCTGCATTTGCTGTAACTCTATCCATTGATGCGTTGCCACTAACTGATAGATAACCACGTGATATTAAATTACCACCAGAACTGTCACCGGTAACGTTAGCAGAAGTAAGATTTGCATTTCCTATATTTGCATTTGCGCCATTTAAGTTTAAGAAACCACTGCTGCTCATTGTAATAAAGTTAGCAGTAGCCACATTTGATTGAAAACTTGCAGCCTCAAGATTTATTATACTAGCATTGCCTCTAATATTTAAAGATGTTCCACCTGTACGGATACGACCTAACGCACCAGAAGCACCTGATGCTGAATTACTATATCTTACAAATCCTACGTTAGCTTCTGTTACTACGAATTCTCCATTATACGCGGTTGTTGCTACACCACTGATAATTACATTGCTTCCTACTGGGAAAGGAGGGAAACTTTGTGCAGAATAATTTGCAGTTACAACTAACCCAGTACCGGCGATTGCAGTAAGACTTAAATTTGCACCTACTGTCAATGATGAACCAATTGTAGCATTTTGATTAATAGTTATTGTACCGCTAGCAGATATATTTCCACCTGCAGAAATATTTGTATTAGCAGTTAGATTACCTGCTGTAGTAGTACCAGTAACACTTAGAGTACTTTGTATTTCCATGCTCTGTGCATTTGCAATACCATTAATCAACATTGCATTACTGTTTAATGTTCCAAAGTTAGCTGTAGCTGATTGAGCATTTAATGTTGCCCCTAGTACTTCAAGGCTAGACATAGTTGCATTACCTTGAACACGCAGTCCTAATCCACCTGTTATTATTCTTGCTGACGCTACACCACCAGTACCTGATGTACTACTTGTAAATGTAACCGCAGTGAGATTTCCAGATACAGCAGTATATGTTCCGTTATAACCAGTTGTAGTTGTTACACCTGATATTACTACTGTCCCGCCAGTTGGGAACGGTACAGTATTTTGAGAAGCAAATGTAACTGTTACTAGATTTGTTGGTCCACCTGTACCACTGATTGCTGATATTGCTAAATTTGCACCAACGTTTACACTAGATGCAATACTTGCAGTATTTTGAATGACTAACGAATTATTTGATACAATATTCCCTATAGTAGCATTACCTACTACTGTTAAGAATTGACCAATATTAGCATTTGCACTGGTCATATTTCCAATAACATTTAGTAGTTGTGATTCCATTCTGGTTGCACCAGTTAGTTCACCATTCAATGCAATAGCTGTAGTTTCTACTGAATTCAAATTAGCTACAGAGTTTACTCTTAATGTGCCGCCAGTTTCTAAATTGCCAGCTGTAACTTTGCCTGTAGCAGATATTAGGCCAACTGATGTGATATTACCTAATGAAGTATTACCAGCAGACAATGTACCCTGAGTGGATAGTGCTGCCGCATTTAATATATTTGCTGTTATATTTCCTGTAGTTGTCTCGCCTAGTGTTGTAGTGCCGGCATTTAGTGCGCCATCTGTAGATAATCCAAGCGCACTAAAGTAATTTGCTGTTATGTTACCTGTAGTAGTATCACCTAATGTAGTGGTACCCGCAGTCAATGTACCATTAGTAGATAGATTACCACCAGTTAAAGTGCCAGTCGCACTTAATATATTTGCAGTTAATGTCCCTGAAACAAATGCATTTACCGTATCAACATTTCCGTCCGTAGTAATATTTCCACCAGATACATTACCATTAGCAGTTATGTATGATCCTGCAGTAATAAATGAATTTGCAGCCATGCTAGCACTTGTGGCTAATGTTGCAGCCGACACAAAACCGTTTGTTGTTAAATTACCTACGTTAGCATTCCCGTCAACTCTTAAAACACCTTGAGTTACTAAATTGCCACCGTCGATATTACCTGATACACTTACTATGGTACCATCAATTCTAGTAGTGGTTATATTTCCTACACTTGCATTACCAATTACGGTTAAGAATCCGTTTGTTACTATGTTGCCACCACCTCGTACTCTGCCTAATGTTACAACTGATGTAGTAATTGCACTAGTAACTGCTGCCGTAGATGTAGTACCTGCAAGAACTGTCCATACTCCGTTGTAAGAAGTAGGAGACATACCGGTGACGTTAATAGTTGTTCCACTAGCAAAAGGTATAATATCTTGTGTAGCAAAGTTTAAAATGAATCTATTGATACCGTATGTAACTGATGTGATTTCTAAATTAGCTCCAGAACTTACACCTGCACTAGTTGATACAATACCAACCGTGAATACATTAGCACCTATAATATTACCTGATGCTGTTACTTGAGTAACACCTAAATTACCTACGTTGGCATTTCCAGTTACTGATAATGCTCCAGATGTAGTAAGATTACCACCAGACACGTTACCTGAAATACTTAACAAGTTACTTGCTCTGTTGAAAGTCAAGCCCGGAACTGCGGCTGCATTACCGTTATCGTTAAATGTAATTTCACCATTGGCACCTGGTGCTTGCAATGTTGCATCACCTGTTACAGTAACACCACCGCCTGTAATTATTGTTTGAGTAGCACCAGTACCAATTGTAATACTAGCAACTGCTAATGCATCAGCTTCAACATTTCCGACTACTGATATGTTGCCTGAAGTTATATCACCTATTACTGATAGGTTAGTCAATGAGCCTAAACTGGTAATCAAAGGTTGAGATGTACTGGTCATAGTACCACCTAAATATACAGCAGTTATATTACCTGCATCAATATTACTAGTGACAACTAAACTTTCCATTTGAACTGCGCCGGGGCTTAGTAAACTTTCTGAAAGTGTTGCGCCACCTAATCTTAATGTAGTACCACTTAACCACAAATCTTTCCATCTTTGTGTTTCACTACCTAAATCATATAGATTGTTTCCAGCTGGAACAAAATTACCAGTTACATTCCCAGTGACCAATAGATTAGCAGTAGTAATATTAGCACTATTGATATTACCTGTAACTGTGATATTTCCACCATTAATAGTAGTTGAAGTGATAGTACTGGATACTGACACGTTTGTAAGAATTATAGTGGTTGCATTTGACCCAATAGTTTGAGAACCTAAGTATAATGTAGAGCCACTTAAGTATAAATCTCTCCAGCGATTAGTAGGAGTACCTAAATCATATGTTATATTTGCACTAGGTACTAATGCTGATGTTACAAAATTAGCTACATTTAAATTACTTGTGCGTACATTACCTGATAGATTTGCATTCCCCGTAGTAATAGTATTAGCTAAATTCAATACGAAAGGTGTGTTATAACTTGAACTGGTCGCTGTATTACTTGTGGCAGCGCCAATGCCGACTAATAAGCTATTAGATGTATTAATACTAATATTAGGAAAAGAAGTTGTAATATAAATATTACCAGTTGTTCTAGTCTGTGCAAGTCCGGGACCTACTGTAACTTCTGACACACCTGAAGTTAATGTAGTGTTGTATAAATCTGAAAAGTTGTTTTGTATTTTTTGGAATGCCGCTCGAATTGGGTCCGCCGCTGGATCATTAGGGAAACTACCAAAATCAATAAATTGTTGGGCCATGTCTATATCTACCTTATTAAGTATTTATCGTTTTTAAATTAGATGTAGCATCCAAAAAAATAGCCCGGCGAACCAGGCTATTAAAAATACGGTTTTTATTATTTTATACCGCTTAATTTCTTCCACTCGTTTAGAGATTCTCTAACTGAAACACGGGTCGGATTCCCTACTGTTTGGTCTGACTTCATCTTATGTAAATCACCACCCATTGATAACAATGCTTTTAATTGCATTAATTCTGTATCACCCATTGCATCGCCGCCTGCGTCATTTGAGAAGCCTTCTTCAACTTGTTCTTCGCATGTATGACCTTCATACATCATTCCACCGCATTCATTACACATGTCATGGTCATGACCTTCTTTAACTTTTTCCATGTCTCCGTCACCGTCTAAGTCGGCTTCTTTTTTACCTTGGGCACGTGCTTTTGCTAGATTACCAGTAAACTTATTACCTTCTTCTACGTCATCTTCTTTAACTGGATATTGTTTCCCACCTACGGAGAATTTTTGACCTTTGTCAGGAATATTGTCTGATTTTGCTTTAGCTACTGCACCTGAGAAAGCATTGCCTTCGTCAGTTTTTTCTTCTTCACCGGAATCTTCTGCATCATCTTGTTGTTCATCACCGTCTTCGTCACCGGCTGGTTGTAATGCAGTATCATCAGAACCTGCTTCATCTTCATAGTCTTGTGAACCTTCTTCTGAACCTACTTCACCGCCCATATCAATACCTGACATTTTCTTAATCAATGCTAGCATATCACTATCATCACCAACTACGTCAGGACTCATTTGTGGTTCAGTACCAGTACCTGTTGGTTCTTCTTCACCTTGAGATACTACACCGTAACCAACTGCAGGCTTATCGTTTCCACCAAACACACCAATACCAGCGTTACGCAATACGCCCATTAGTTGTTCTGCATCAGCGTCAGTAGCACTAATGGTTACTGAATCTGGAGCACCTTGTTGTCCTGTACTGCTAGAAACAGTGATACCTTCATTTAGAATGTTGTTTAGCTGATTTTCCCAGCTTTCATATTGTACGTCTTTCATTTCTTCTGTGCTTTCTAATCTAGTTTTTGGTTTACGCAATCCTGATATAAAATTAACTGCTCTATCGGTTGCGGCATTAATAGGATCTACACTCCACGGAGTTGGCTTTTCAACTGGTTTGTTAGTAGCTTGAATTCTACTAGGCTTAAACATACTAATATCACCTGGCTTGCTATCCATACCATGTGTTGTATGTAAATCTTTACTTGGATGAGGAATTAAATCACCTTCTTCTAAACTTTCGTCAAAGTTAACAAAGCCAAAGTGTTCTAAGGCCGCATCACGCATCTGGTCTTTATAAGAACCTGCCATGCTTCTGAATCTACCATGTGCTAATGTCTTATTGATTACAGATGTTGCTAATGCTTTATCTTTTAATTCCATTGCAGGTTTGATGTTATAACCTTTTGGTCCTAATTCTAACTCGTCAAAGAACTTAGTCATTTGTTCTTTTTGACCTTCGGTTAATACCACATCAGTAGCTTCTAGACTCTCATGCATTTTATCTTCTTTACTACTATACTTAGCACGAATATTTTGCATTTTCTTTTCGCTAGCATGTTTTTGACCAGCTGTACGTAATGCGTTCATACCATCTTTACCGTACTTTTTGTTACCTAAGTATGCTTGTAGTCCGGATTCTTCAACTGCATCTTCAGCCATTGTTTGATCATCAGTATTCAAACTCATTTCACCTTTACCAATTGACTGTTTAATCTGTGCAGCCAATTGAGGATTATTAACTGTGCCTAATGTTTTATTGCCTTGCTGAATAACTTGTGTGTTAGTTTGACTCGCTGGTTTGATTTGAACAGGTTGTTGCGTGTTCATATCTTCATCTACACCTTTGTGTATTCCTATGCCTTGATTACTACCGGGAGTTATTCCTTTAGCACGTGCATCTTTTACTGCGGCTGCGGCTGCATTTCTGTGTGCTTGTGTTTGAGGGTTGTGAATCCAATCTGAGTCTGGATTGGCTGCTTTACGTCCGGCAACTTGGCTTGCACTTTTGTAACGTACCGTGCTACCTTTATGTCCAGGCATACCTGTTTTCCCAGTAGGGTCTCTATAAGCTATACGCACTGCTTCTTCAACGCTTTGCTCACCTTCATTAACTATTGTAGTTTGAAGTTCATCAATATATTCTTTTAAACTGTGCTTCTTAGAAACTTTACCAACTTCTTTCTTTGGCTTCTTACCGCCACCAAATACATCACCGACACTAGTAGTGTCATATTTCTTTACTTCACCAGAATCATCTGCACCCTTTTTAGGACGCCCGCGGCCTTTTTTAGGTGCTTCTTTTTTAGCTTCAGCATCTTTATTAATTTTACCGACTTTATGTCCGTATTGGTCGCGTACATCTTCTTTACCATGACTTGAACCGTAATCACCTTTATGGACTCGTCCTTTTGGTGTTTCTTTTGTTTCACCTTCGGAAAGTGAACTCATTGCTTGTAATAGGTTTCTAAAATCCATTATCGTGATCCTCGTTTATCTAATTTATCTTCCATACGTGTAAGTTGTCTTTGCAACTCTACAATTCGTTCGTTTGTATCTTCAACTTTGGTATGTGTTACTGCAACTTTTTTGTCAATGTTTTTTACATTGTCATTCATTGTAATATATCCTGTGCCACCTATTCCTAGGGCACCAACCAAAATCCATGTAAGTTGACCGGTGTTGAATTCAATCATTATTTTCTAGCTCCTGTGCTAGGTAGTTGTGGTCTTGTAATTTTAGTCATGGGACTAACTGTGTTGATACCTTCTTTACTCTTATTAGGACTTGCTGGTGTAGCTTTACCTGCATATGGAATATTAATACTTGGCTTCTTAGGCATCACACGATCTAAATATTGCCCTGCATATTCTTTGCTAGCTTCTTTACCATTATCTCCTAACTCTGTGTTTAACAATAATGGCTCATCTTTTTGTTCATTAGCATAACCTTCAGCTTCACTATTGATGCTATCATCATAATCAGTAGTAACTACTCTGACATTGTTTATGTTACAACCACAATGTTGAGCGCATTGCTGAATCATTGGTTCAGTTGCAGGATATTTGAATTCAGCTTTGATAATGGTAATAGACTCATTATGCAAGTCAGGAAATCCATATGGATCTTTCTGAATTGGTGTAGTTTTTGGATCGTCAATTTTGACTGGGTCAAACTTCGACAAATTATGCTTGAATAATTCCAAAAAGTTTTTTTCACAATCGCCGGCAATCTTAATTGTATAGCGATATGTTCTAACACTTTCGGTTAAATATTGACGTAGGCTTTTCATTGTTGTATTCCTGTTCTATTATTTATCAATTTACTGGTTTTTTGTTTGCCAAAATACTTTTGAGAAGTTCGTTACGATCTACTAAGCTACCTTCACCAAGTGGAACATTCTCAATCTCTTTATCTTTTTCAACATTTTTTTGATCTAGGCTTGCTTTTTTCAACTGTAAATCAATCATTTTCAATTTCTTATTGATCTTAGCTGTTTTAGCAGTTATAGCATGTCCTAACATTGTACCAGCACTATTGAATATCTCACTAGCAAATCTACTATCAACTTGCATCCCTAAATCCATTAAATCTTTATAACTATCTTGAGCTAATTTTGCCAACTCATCCATCTCAGTATCGCTTGCTTCTAATCCGCGAACTTGAGGTAATGCTTGTTCTATCTTGTCTAAATTAGAATAAGTTTCTTGCGTTACTAAATCCATATCTTTACTAAGTACAGGCTCAGTTAATGATTCTTCTGTTGGTAAATCAAACAATTCTGATAATTTTTTTGTCATGCTATTTGTCCATAATAGCAGTATTTATTACTTACGTCTACCGTTGTAAAACAAGTCATCTTCTGTAATAACACGAAATGTAAATCCATATTGTTTGCAATATGCTTTAGCACTAGCCCACTTAGCATGATTTATAGCAACAACTGCTATATCTCTGGCACTTGCTTTTCTGCTTTCAATTAGGCTTTGTTTTTTAGGTTTGATTTCTACTATTTCGGCAAACTGTTTTCCAAACTTGTTTTCATATAGTATAAAGAAGTCTGGAATATAATTAGTAACTTTACCTGTTAATGGGTGACGATAGGGAATACGGATTGATTCACTTGCCCATTTGATTACATTCTTGTTGCCGTCACAGAATTGCATGAATGTGAATTCCCATCCACTGCGATATCTAGGTCTGTGGTTACCAATGTATTTGTCAGGATTTCTAGGCACAAATATGCCTTGTGCAAAGTTTGACATTATATTACAGCGTTTCTAGCTACTACTTGATTAGGTTGAGGAATAGAACTAACACCATATAATGTTGTTTTACTTTTTAAACTGTTTAGATAATATGCAACTAATGCATTTGCAGTAGACAACCCATTAGAACCTTTAATTTCTTCTAACAATATCAATGGATTTTCACCTGTAATATTAGAGATTCTAAAAATGATTGTTGTAAAATTTTTAGCTACATTTTCACTTTTAGACAATGAATAGAAATAGCTATGTATAAGTTCATACTGATTAGCCTCTACAACTAAATCAAAATTGTAAAATTGATCAAACACACGTACTGTGTTATCTAACTGACTTCTTGGTGCATCTATTGTTTGTGCCATAATATACCTCGTAGAAGTATTTATGTAACTTGTTTAGGTGATGACCTAATGTTTTGATATGACCCGTTGATAGAATTAGGAGCATTTCTAATTGCACTAGCAGCTTGTGTAGGGAAATTGAATGCAGTATTTCTATTGGGAGTGCCTTGTAATGCATCTGTTGCAATACCTAAGGCTTCTGACTTAGCAATTCTTAATATATTTTGAGGATTTTTAAAAGTATTGGCTGCTGTTCCTGCTTTTTGAACTGCACCTACAATATTACCATTTTCTAAATCATCTAAGATACCACCGGCAGCATCAACAAGACCACCTTGGCCTAATATAGTTGCATTTGATCCTGGACGAGCAATAGGACTTAATACAGTATCATAGTGATCATTACTACCAAATCCAGTAACTATATCATATGGTTTACGACCATCAACTGCACCTTCATAGTACTTTACAGTTTCGTAATTTAAAGTCATCTGATTTTCCATTACGCCACCTCCCTCACTGTAACTGTAAGTATCGTGACTGAAACTTTCAATCATAGGGTTGATTAGTCTATACAAAGAAAAATTATGTTGGTTGAAACCATATATATTAATTGCCTTAAAGAAAGGCGCTTTACTTATACCTAGATTTGCGGCTGAGTTAGTAGCCGGGCTTTTACCAGTCTCACCAATATATCCCCAATCATCATTACCAGTGATAGTAGGGTCGTATATATTTCTACGATTTAAGTTATATCTAACTGCATTATCACCACCTACACCACTAATAGTTGTATTAGTATTACTATCCATCTGTGTTGCATCTTTATAGTAGTATGTGTAATACGTATACCATAATTTTTTAATTAAATTTTGATTATCATCATGGAATACAACGTTAATAGGATCGTATTTAATTTTAGTTTGCACTACCCGTTTACGATTATATTGGTTTAGTGTAGCTAATTCAAACGTGTATTTTGGTAGTTGTATATTTTTGACTGCTAATCCAAAGTTTTGATCTTGTGGCCAAGATTGAGTAGCACCGATGTAGTCTTTGTTTATATCAAAATAAACATGAAATAGAAACTTAAACTTGGGTGAATACCCATAAGCATTTGTTCTAAATGTTTTACTTGCGTGTTGGTAATCACGCAAGTATTCATTTGTAAAGAACGATGTTGCGGCGTCAGTTAATAGGTTTTGAACGAACCCAGCCATTAATTGCTCTTATTAACCAATACCAGTAACTGCTGTACCACCAAATGCACGACCTACATTTGTACCGACACCAGAAGTCAATGGTGACTGAATTGCATTATCAAATCTTACGCTCAACTGAATTGTAGCTGGATCACTTGTTTTGTAATCCAAATTATTATAGTTGGCTGTCTTAATAAAGCATCCATACAATTCCCAGGTTTCTAATACAGAAGGTGTAAGTACACCATTACCACCGTCAAGAATTTCATAATTGATTTGAAACTTATAATCTTGTGCAGTTGCGGCACTTGCTTGTTCAACAAAGTCCATTTGTTTCTGAATTTGTTGACCAACCAATTTACTAACGTTGCCCTGTGCATCATCACGTAGATTGATTGTAGTTTCTTGCCATGCATGTTTACCTGCAAGATAAATTCTTGAGTTATATACATCTAAAGTTACTTCATCAAATTGAACTTGTGGACGAGTAATATCCATTACTTGTTTTGTTAGTTCTGTAGTGGAACCACCTACACCAAAGTTTAAGAACAATGCTCTAAAACGATATTGTAGTTTAGGCATCAATAGACCCTGTGCGTTGGTAGCATTATCCGCTGCAACGGTCATATTGAACAATGATTGTGAGGCTGTTGCCATATTTTATTCTCCTATATCTTTATTTATCTTTAATTCACCCCTGTCTCCAGGGGTGATTATCTTACTGAGCATTTGCTAATTCACCTGTATTCAATACACGAACTGGAATGTAGATGAATTCAGCTGCCTTGACTGGTTCAATAGCAACGTCAATCCACAGTTCATTTCTATCAATACGAGCAGGTGTGTTATTGCTCTCATCGCATACAACCAAATAATCATATAAACCACGTTTTGCAACTAAGTCTACAAATAATGATTGAACTACTCCGCTAATTTCATTACGAGTTACTGCATCGTTAGGTTCAAATACGAACGGACGAGCCGCAATCTGTAATCTTTCACGAATGTAGCACACTAATCTTGCTACGTTAATACGATCCAATGCTGATTGACTATCAAATGAGTTCTTATTACCGTAGTTCAATAAACCAACACCAGTAAAGTATGCTAATGGATTGATTTGATTTGTGTATAACACATCACGAATACTCATACGATTCTTAACAGTCTGGAACTCACCAGTAGTAGCATTTAGGTAGCCAATGTTTGTAGCATTGTCAATTGTACCACGGCGTGTACCTGCTGGAGCTAACCAAGGATAAGCAATAGAATCATTACGTAAGAATGTGCGTAACATCATGTGACTTGCTGGAACAACAACTGCCGCACCTGTCAAGTCTGTAGTGATACCACTTGGATAGAATACACCCAAATAACTATCACGTGTTACCCATCCTTCTTCACCTGTACTTGTAGCACCAGCCGCATTGGTTGCCCAATTTGTTAGATCGGTTGCTTGATCAGGTAAACGTAATGGAGTATCACCAATGATATATGCAGTATTGTTACGGTCATTATTCAATGTAACCATATCTGGTTGTAACTCTGGATATCCAGGAGCTGCAATAAGATTAAAGAATGTATCTTCTTCTCTTATACTTTGATTTGTACCGATAGCCGCTTTAATTGATTGAACAACCAAATTACGCTGTGCTTTACGCCCCATGTATGCTGCACCATTAGACTGTAATCCACTAACACTTACCCATGTATATGAGTATGTTGGTAGTACAGCAGGTGATGGATAATTTGCTGAGGTAAAGTAATTTGTTTTAAATTGTTTTACGTTATAACCACTACGGCGTGTGTTGAACAACAACATACCTTGTGGGTATAGTGCTGGATCCGGCGCATCTAAATCTAAATAATCACTTTCAAGTAATGTTTCAATACTTACTAGAGGATCATTTACTGGATCAACAGTTCCTACATTACCCCAACGAGCATCAGCAAATAAGATACCATTGTGACTTGTCTGATCAGATGTATCAATACTTACCCATTGATCGGTACCGTCAACTTCTTCCCAACGATACAATTTAGGATAATTTTCTAAATCACCACTATCAATCCACAAGTCACCGTACTCAAGTGCAGTACCGTCGCTTTGACCTGTTAATGGATCTGGTTCTGTTGGACTAATGATTGGTCCAGCAGGGTCAGTAGTATTAGAACCGCCTGCTGCTGGATTACCGGTACTATCATATTCTACATTTCTATATCCATACCAAGCACCATCTTTGTTTACCATGATATCAACTTCGGATGCTGTACTGTAGTACCAATTTGTACCATTAACTGGATTAGTTGCAGGAGCACCTTCATTAGCCGTATACATTATTTCAGACCATGTAGATAACTGAGTTGTATAATTTGCTCTAGGTGTTCCGCTATAGTATGCAAAACTTACAATTGCACCTGATCCACTAACAGCTTTAACAATAATTGTTAAATCATTGCCGCCATCTTCACCTCCAAGATCAGACCCTTTAAACGTTACTAAATTATTTACTGCATAATCAATTCCAGAAGTAATTTTATTGATAGCAGTGTATGATACTCCATCATTTGCTATACTAAATGTAGCCCCACTACCAGACCCAGTTGTATCATCCTGTGATACACTATTATTAACATACCCTAATAAGAATCCATATGTTGATCCTGCATCAGTAAATCCAAAACCAGCCTCGGCTAAAGTTCCTGTACTTTGACCATCTAAAAAATCTGTCAAATATATTGCACCGCCTAACGTATGCTCTAATTGTATTGCTCCGGATGCAGTCACTGATGCTGTGGTATTTGGTATACCTGCAGCCAACCAATTGGTTACAAAATCAGTAGCAGTAGCAGGTCCTGATATTGACATAGCAAGTTGATATGATGAGAGATTGCCACTAACGTTTGTAACTATAGCACCAACAAATACATCACCAGTAAGTGTAGGATTGTTTATGCTACCGGTAAACACACTAGAACCTATACTTGTTTTTTCCCAATATTTAAAACTTGAAGTAGGGGCTTTGCTAGTAGGTGTGTATATTGTACCGTAAGTTGCTATTACTGTGCCTACAGAGATATCGCCGCCGCCAGTAGAACTTAGGTCACTAATTGCGCTATATATTCCTTGATATTTATTAACAGTTTTACTTACCCATGTATCGGTAGCTGTATTGTATGCAGACATTTGAAGATTTATCCCTGATCCCAACTCGCTGGTTTTTACCCAAACACTTCCGGTTGGATGTGGGTAAAGTTGACTAGCTGTCCATAATGGCATATTAGCAGATGTTGAAAATACGGTCTCAGGTACATAATATTGCGTTGGTTGTATACCCATATCTGCTAGCGGGGTATTGATACCTTCAGCAAATGTCAAGTAAGGAGTTAAAGATGAATTAGGCTCACTATATGAAACGCTTAGTTTATTATCTATAAGTCTAGCACTTAGATATGTTATATTCAAACCATTAATAGAATTTGCAACATCATTTACGGTATCACCTGAACCAATTGTAATTGTCACTGTCAATAACCCGTTAATATTAATAGTAAAAGTATCACCATTGGTTAATGTTGGATTTGATACGGTACCGGTAACTACTGGTACTGCTTCTTTCCATTCGGTTGACCCTAATGGTACCCAAGCATTTGTCCAGTTTTTATAAAAATATGTAGCGTAGTCGTATTGGCCAGCTCCATCATTAAGTTGTTTAGCTATAACTGCATAACTACCTACGTTACCTAATGAATCAACTGGATAACTATCCACTATATATTCTGAATCTGTAATTACTATTGGTGTTTGATTAACAAATTTACCAGTGGATCTGTTAAACTCATAAATTCCCCAAGTAGAGTTTGTAGTGTCTAACCAATATGTACCGTCTGCTGGATTACCTAAAGGACGGCTCAATGAACCAACTAAGCTACCTAAATCAATATCTGCTCTTAATACATAGCAACGATTTGTAGCACCTAATAATGAATATGTTGCTAACAAGCCATATTCATTTAATTCGTAACCCTGAATTGAAGTACCGTTTGTAGTCTTATAAAAGAACGGGGTACCAAACAAGTTAACCAAGTCACGTTGACTTGTTACTTGATATAATTTATTTGCATTTGCGGCTGTTGTTGCTGCCGCTACTCCTGTACCAGCCGCATTAGCTTTGTTTTGTGCTGTGGCTAAGACTACAAGAGGAACTGAACTTGAGGCTGCTGGTAAATATTGACTCTGGTCAATGATTGTTACTTCTACGCCTGGTGATACTAGTGCCATGTTAAATTTCCTTTATGTTATGATTATGAGGGTTAACGCCCTAACGTATTAATATTTAGTGCATATCATAAAAAAAGCACCAATAACCGTACCTTTAAAGGTTTCTGGGTTAAATACTGTATGATTAGACCTGTTTGCAAAGAATGCAATAAAAATCTATGTGCAGTAAATTATATACGCAATGAAAAAACATACTATAGGAGTATGTGTGATGAGTGTGGCAGAAAGAAAAATAAGAAAAAGCCAAGAATACCGAGTTGGCAAAAAGCAGGGTATAAGAAAAAACCCGCATGTGATGTTTGCGGGTTTAAATTTCTATATCCTTCACAAGCTACAGTGTACCATACTGATGGTAAACTTGAAAATAATCAGTATACCAATCTACGAACAGTCTGTTTGAATTGTATAGAAGTTATAAAACGAAAAGAAGTTACTTGGCGTAAAGGGGACTTAGAGGTTGATTATTGATTTGACCTTAGTGTGTAAGTCATCTATCGAACCATTATTGTCTATGTAATGGTCATATTTTAATCCAACACTACTGTACTCACTTGCATGTACTTTTTGTTTGTCTAATTTAGTTTTACTTAGGGCCCACATACTATTGCCATTAGCACCGCGATTAAATGCTATTGCGGCATCATACCATTTAGGTCTCTCACCGCGTTCTACCCTCATTGTAATGCCACCTGCAGTTTTGATAGCATTTACTTCATTAGCAAAACGACAGTCAGTAATAACAATATTGTCTTTAGTCTTGCGTAATTGATTTTCTACACTTGCTACCCAGATATCATTGTGAAATCCATTGCGACAAACTTCTGTTCCCCATTGTTGCAATACCCACCTAGGAGTAAGTTCAGGGATGTTTAATCGTTCACTCCACCACACATCTAATTGCTCTCGCCATTCTCTACTAGACTTTGTAGTTCCCTCTAGTAATTCTCGGTCCCAACCAAAAACTGCGGAACAAGCATCTTTGAGTGTACCTGCAAAACTAATTCTTTTATACCCGTGAAATGTAGTAAGATAGTCAGCAATAGTGTCTTTGCCGCTACCAATAAACCCAGTGATACCTATAATCATTTATCAACTCCTGTACAATATTATATTACAGGACTATGAAAAAGTAAACCTTCATTTAACCAATTACAAATGATAGCGGTTGACTATAATCTACAAAACGCTTTAAGTCTTCCAATAATTGGTCTTGCATTGCTTTGCCTTCAGCCTTTAATGTAGCTCCATTAAGTGTGGTGCCACCACCTGGACCTGCAATACTAGCAAACTTTTCACGGGCTTCACCTAACATTAATTTTAATTGACTAAGTGTCCAATCACCTATCCAAATACCAGCACCAGGATCCTGCAATAAAACTTGTTCAGGCTTTTGAATATCTGCCCATATCAATACTTGTTCTCCGCTACCTTTAGGGTCACGAACAATACGCAATTCTTTTGTAACAGGATTGAATGTGAATATAACATATCCACCGAACATACGTGCCGCTAATTCAATATACTGAGCATAGAAGTCATAGGTAGCTAAACCACCTGCTTGGTTATAATTTAGCAAATAGGTATTAAGAATGGCACTACTAAAAGGGTCGAAACTGCTTGCGGCAGGGCCTGTCTCTAAACCAACCGTTCTACGAAATAATTGTCTTACATTAATGAATTCCGAAGGTAATGTATATACATCTACATTTCTTTCTATCTTTAATAGGGTATAAGATTCTTGTGTAGAATTCTGAGCCCGTTGTCTATAAATTTTAACTGCATATTGATATGCAGCCTCATAGTGTTCAGGGTCCAATTCCACATCAACTATTCCGCCACCAAGACGTAAATTTAAATTTCTAAATAGGTCTTCTTTTAATTCGTCCAGCGTAGTACCAGCCATAATGTTCTCCAGATAGTGTATTTATCTGGAGAACCGTTCATCTTACAAATCGCCTTCTTTACGATTCTCTGAGTAATGAACGTCAAACTCACCACCAGGATAACGTGCTTTAAGTTTCTCTACGTTCTCAGCAATAACTTCATTAGGGTCTAGGTTAAGTGCCCTACAAGCATTGATCCAGTACCACATGATATCACCTAACTCACGTTTCATGTGAAAGAGATTTTCTTCATTGAGTGGTTTACCTTGAAAGAAAATCTTTTTAGGGATCTCAGTAAATTCTCCTGACTCTGATGCAAGTCCGAGACATGCAGTAAGCAACAGAGGCACATTAACATCAGGGCCATGTTGTCCGTCACCTACATAATTTCCGTCTAGTTCATCACACCGATTCATAAAAGTTGTCAAGTCGTTGCTTGGTTGACTTGTTACAGCCTCTACAAATTCGCTATATTTTTTCAAATCTACATTCATGGCATGCTCCAAGCATCAAATGCAAGAACGAATCCTACAAATAGTAAAATAAATCCAGTACTGGTTTGTCCAATTGCTAGTGAGGCAATACCACATAGCATATTTCCGATACCTAAGGTATACCCTACCTTTTTACGATTCATACCTAACCAAAATACAAATTTATTAATCATTTTAATAACTCCTTATGCGCTATTATACACAAGAATCCATATAATTTCAAATAAATTGGACTAAATATAAGTGTAGTTCGCGGAACGGGAATTCCCAACTACTTTAACGCTTGAAGGAGCATCAACATGATATTTAGCAAAAATAACTATCCGACGGGATTTTATGTGTACGCATATCTGCGTAATAATGGAACACCGTACTATATCGGAAAAGGTAAAAGTAAACGGGCAATTGAAAAACACTCCGTCAGTGTACCGAAAAACTTTGAAAAAATAATAATACTTGAAAAAGATTTATCTGAATTAGGTGCCTTTGCCATTGAAAGAAGAATGATTCGTTGGTATGGGAGAAAAGACTTGGGAACCGGTGTACTGCTGAACCGCACCAACGGGGGTGAGGGTAATTCAGGGATAGTTCAGACTGAGGAGTCAAAACGAAAACGGTCTGAAAAATTAAAGGGGAAACCTAGTGCTAGACAAAACTACAAAACTTCTGACAAAACTAAAGAAAAGTTAAGAGTGGTATTGACTGGGAAAACAAGAAGTGACCAACATAAAATTAATAATGCTATGGCTAACAAGGGTAAGAAAAGGTCTGCTGAACAAAATGAAGCTAACCGAATAAGAAATTTAGGGCAGAGCAATGCAAATTATGACGCTACCATGTATTCGTTTACTCATCTTAATGGCGTGATTGAAACATGCACTAGAAACAAGTTTAGTAAAAAGTATAGTATTCCGGTCGGAGATATAGGAAGAGTTACTTCTGGAAAATTAAAAAAGATTAAGGGATGGTTTATCACCCCTTATCTTCTTACCAAGCCTTAAGAACAATCATATTGTCATTTGTCCTACCATTAGGGGTAGTACCCACAGCCTTCACTTCGTCAAAGAACTTTCTACCCGCGGGCTTACCTAACTTCATAAATTCTTTTAGCTGGTCTCCGGGTTTCCGCAAAGTCTTAGATTGGCTCTTGTTGATGTCGATACCTAGAATTGCAGTTCCCTTGACAGTAAATGACTTACTATACTCATCCGCAACTAGATAAACTAGTTTACGCTTTACTGTATCATACAGATAACATTCACTAGAGCCATGAAGTTTAGTTGGATGCACACTAATCAAATCCAGTTTATTGATTGGATCCTTGAATTCTTTCAAGTACTTCAATTTAGCTACAATCTTCTCAATAGGTACCGCTTTCTTTTTACGGGGTGCTTTGCTAGCTTTCTTAATTGAGATATAGCTATTAAGGTCACTCAACACCTGCTCAATAAATTTAAGTGTATTACGCAATTTAACTTTGCCCAAATAATTATAGGCTTCTGCCAATTGCTCGTCCTCACCCTGAGAAACCATATCAAATTCTTGTTGCTTACGTTTCCAGATTTCAACAATCAATGGGATATGCTGGGGCATGACATTAAACTTAGCAACAATGTCAACTGTTTTTTGTGTAACTTTCTGGTCAGTGATCCATTCATCAAAAATAGATTCTAGTTCACCTGCGGCTTCTAGTGCTTTTTCACGCATAATCTCCTGCACATTAGGACGATTACTGGGTTCTTTTTCTTTTTCAATAACCTCAGGCTTGTTGACCAATTTGTACAATCGGCTTATCTCATTTTCAAGGGTAGTTGATTCATGTTCATTAAGTTCCAGTCCACGCAATGTCATGCGGGCCAGCCAACACAACGTCATCAAAAACTCAGATTCGTGAACCTTACGCAAATGTTTGGCTTCAACAATACGATTGTGATATTCTAGGTATGAACAAATCAACTCTTTGGCATCTTTTTTACCATAAAAACGATTGTACCATGTAAAACTTTGTGTCAATGCCAAAGTTCTACGATCACTATCGGGTTGCAATGGGAAGAAGGGTTCTTCACCCATATATTTTGTGTCAGCATCACGTGGATTTAGTGCTTTGACAAAGTGGTCAGAAGTTGGTTTGGGTTTACGGGTTGCCATGTGTTCTCCTATTACGATTCATGTATTATATATGATATTCCATTATTTGTCAAGTTCTATAGGTAATACTTTAGACATAAATACTAAGTAAACGGATAACAACATGCCTAGACTTTCATTATATCGTCCACAGAAATCAAATGATTATAGATTCCTTGATAGAACAATTAAGGAGATGTTTGTCGTGGGAGGAACGGATCTATATGTTCACAAGTATTTAGGCATACCAGATACCGGGGCTAGTGCTGATTTGACACAACCCCAATACGATACTCTGGACCCGACCAACATACAGGATTTACTATTCTTAGAAAATCGTGATAGAAAGTATGATACTAGCATTTATAGAATTCGTGGTCACTATAATGTAATGAATTTAGACTTTGACCTAAGTCAGTTTGGATTGTTTTTAAACAATGATATCATTTTTATAACTATACATTATAATGATATGATAGAACTAATAGGTCGTAAATTAATGGTAGGTGACGTATTAGAGTTGCCTCATTTGACTGACTATCATCCACTCAATGAAACTATACCAGTAGGGTTGCGTAGATATTATCAAGTTACTGATGGTAACTTTGCTAGTGAAGGTTTTAGTCAAACATGGTACCCACACTTGTGGCGTGTGAAATGTGAACCATTAGTTGACAGTCAAGAATTTAGCAACATATTAAGTCAGCCGTTAGAAAAAGATAACTTCTTAGGTGATTGGGATCCTACTAAAACATATATCATTCCTGCAGGACAAACATATACAATTCAATATGGTGACAAGACTTATACAATCACCGGGGCAAGTCCAGGTGGCACCACAGTACCTGCAGGGGTCGCCCCAACTGATCCGTTATATTGGCAGCTTAGTACTGCTGATAATCTACGTGATATTATAGGTAGATACAATAAGAACATTGAAATCAATGATGCAGTGATTGCAGAAGCAAGTAGATTATTACCTAAGACAGGTTACGATAGAAGTCAATTGTATCTTGTACCTACATTAGATGGTGAACCGGAACCTCCAGTCAATATTATTGCACCAACTGGAAATCCTGTACCAACTAGAGCTACTGTATTCTTAATGTCAAATCCTATGTACAAGAATCCAAGTCCAGTACTTAGAATAGGTGCTGAGGCTCGTAAAAAATTATGGAGTTTAACCGGCAACGATGCTGATAAATTACGTGAACAACTTGCAATCACTCTAAAGACTGCAAAATTAGCGCCACAACGTACTGACACCGGTAGTGGTCAGGTAGATGGTACATTAGTGTTGTTGGCTAAAGCTACTGGACCTGTCTCTGCTCCATATGGTACAGCAGATAATACATATAGTACAGCAGACAACTTCCCAACATTCACTCTTACATCACTAGCAGTACCAATTGGAAGTACCGTTATTAGTGTGCAACCTCTAGATGTTACACAAGACATTGCGCCATTGAATAATCTATCAGCGTTTGTTACTTCAGTAAATGGCACAAGAACAGATATATTTGACTATGGCACACGAATTGTTAGTGTGAATAGAGTAAACAACACATTTGTTGTAGATATTCCTACAGTAGCCTTTATGCCAGCTGGTACTGAGATTACAATTGAACCTAATTTCCCATATACAATTAGTCAACAAATGGATTTCCGTGCTGACTGTGATCCTAGATTTGTATATGTAACCCGATCAAGCCCACAAGGATTTGGTTATACAGATGGTTACATGATCGGGGACGGGACAGCACCTAATGGATTCCCAGTTGGATCAGGTATAACTTTCCCTGTACAACCCGCAGTAGGAGATTACTTCTTACGTACAGATTATCTACCTAACTTATTATATCGTTGGGACGGTTCACTATGGATTAGAATTGGTCAGAGTTCACGTGCAGGAGTAGCATTTGATTCTACTGTACCAGGACAACAATCACAATTGTCATCTTTCATCAACAATACACAAACATTAACATTAACAGATGGTACAGTAGTACCACAACAGCAACCATTGTCAACACTATTGACGATACAACCAGATTAAGGTTTATAATGGCACAGTTTTTTTACGACAATCAAATAAGAAGATTCTTAATTCAGTTTGCAAGAATTTTCAGCAATTGGCAAGTAACTAAAGGCAAAGACCCTGCAGGTAATGACATACTTATACGTGTCCCTATTCAATATGGTGATTCAAGTCGTATGGCTAGTACGCAAATTGCACAGAATAGCCCTAGCAGTTTACCTAGCGCGCCTTTGATTACGTATTACATTAGTGGATTAGAATATGATCAGAAAAGAACACAGGATCCTTATTTTATTGATAAGGTAAGTGTTCGCCAACGTCAGTATAATACAGAGACTCAAAGTTATCAAACAACACAAGGGCAAGCATTTACAGTAGAACGTGTAATGCCAGTTCCCTATACATTACGAATAACAGTAGATTTTTGGACAACTAACTATTTGCAAAAATTAGAATTGATAGAACAACTAGGTGTGTTATTCAATCCTAGTATGGAACTACAAAGCACAGATAACTTTATTGATTGGACCAGTTTAAGTGTTGTATATCAAGATGGATTGACATTTAGCAGTAGAACAATACCACAAGGTACTGGCAACCCTATTGATGTGTTGACTTGGAAGTTTTGGATGCCAATCTGGATTAGCAGTCCTGCTAAGATTAAGAAACTTGGTGTTATTCATAAAATTATTGCTAGTATATTTAAGGGCAATGCTCTTACAGATATGCAAGATGATGATATGTTATTGGGAACTAGACAAAAGATTACCCCCTATGGTTATAAAATATTGTTCATAGGTAACACATTACAAATATTACCTAGCAACGAGGCTTTTTATCCAAGAAATACAGACTTAGATTTACCAACTAACCCTGATACAACCGTGTATTGGCAAAGTGTATTGAATGTATATGGCACTGTACGCCCCGGTATCAGTCAGATTTGGTTACAGAATCCATATATGGATACCGAGATTGTAGGTACAATTGCGTTTAATCCAACTGATGATAGATTATTAATATATGATATTGACGTTGACACATTGCCAGAAAATACTTTACAGGCTGTAGATAGTGTTGTCAACCCGTTACTAAAAGGTCCAGGTCATGGATTGCCAGAGGCTGAATCAGGTCAGCGTTATCTTATTGTAGAGGCTATTGGCAGTGAATTGAATACTGATCCATCTATTGCATGGGGTAATGTAGTTGCTAATGCTAATGACATTATTGAATTTGATGGTCTTGATTGGGTAGTAAGTTTTGATAGTGTTAACACATTGAATCTTGAATATGTTACTAACCTAACGACTGAAGTTCAATATCGTTGGGCAGAAAGTATGTGGATGAAATCATACGAAGGATGGTATGAGCAAGGGGATTATTCTATCGTAATCTAATACTGTGATAAATCATAGTATGACTAATATCATCTATAATAATTCTGCAGGTGTATTTTTTTATTCACAAGACACTCAAAGATTTTTATACCTATTACGCAGTGATGATAAGAATCCGGGCAATTGGGGTATACCCGGCGGCAAAATAGAACAGAATGAAACTCTGTTTGAAGGTCTTGAACGTGAATGCTTAGAAGAAATAAGTTATTTTCCCAACGATGCAAAATTAATACCCATTCAAAAATTTGTTAATAATACATTCACTTATCATACATTTTTTTGCAAGATAGAGAAAGAATTCATACCCACATTAAACGATGAACATTGTGGCTATGCATGGTTAGATCAATTACATTATCCAAAACCATTACATCCCGGATTGTTTAACACAATAAATTTTGATGTGGTTCAAACTAAATTACAAAATCTCATAAAAAAAGCCGCATGAAGCGGCTTTTTGTTTCAGTATAAACTGATTAGCAATAGTTATCAACTGCTACATAAATTAAGCCTGTTGAATCGTCCGGTGTGTCACTTGCACCGTCCAATGTTGCAATATACTTAGTACCTGGATTTTCATCTATGCCATTGTCAGTGAAGTCAACAGCAAAGTGGTCAGTAACATAAGCCGCATACACATCTGATCCACTAGCTTTGTTTAGATTAATGTTCATTTGATTTCTAGTCAAACTTGCATCAGCCGTATTTACTAATGTACAAACACCAATTGGATAAACATAACCATCAGTAGTTAAGCCAACACCGTTAGTTGAAGCAGTAAAAATTTTACCTGCGGCTGCATCTGGACCTGCGCCCAATGCTTCCCAATCTGTAGTACCTACATCCCTAATCATATAACTGCCGCCCGCACAAATAAATTCATCTTGAACAGAATTTTTTTCTATAACTAAGAATTTTCTTTTACCTTTTTGACGAACAATATATCCGTCATTAGCTGCCGGAGTAGAGTTAGTGAATGCACTATTAGTTACGGTAGCTGTTGCGGCTGCATCTAATGTGATTGATGGATACTGTTGTGCTGTAATGTCAGCAGTTTCAGCAGTCAAGTCAAGTTGTGTACCGCCTGGAGTAGCACTAACTGTGAAATGTGTACCATCAACAACTGTTTTTACATAATAAACTACACCACCAGTTAGACCTGCATAGTTAGTAGACAATACAACTGGTCCATTAGCAACTAAATTTGTAGTGTCTACTGCACCTTTAGTTGTAAAACTATCTGTAGCACCAGCTGTTGCCGCATCAATTGTGATGGTTGGTATTGGAGTGTTAATTGTATTAACTGTACCGAGCGCAGCTACTGTGGGATCTGTCAATGCATCACCTGCATAGATTGAATCACCTACATCAACTGTATTAGCGTAATCAGTGATACCATCACCCCAGATTACTGTAATACCGGATGTACTATTAACTACACCATATTGTTTTTTCTCAATAGCAACTGAACATTGAATTTGGTCACTGTTATTGAAAGCAGGAATTTCTCCACCTAGAATACCAGGATTGTTTCTATCAAAACCATTATCGGTTGTTCCATCGTTTGGATAACCGTTATCTACTTCACCATCTGGATCGGCTGCTGCTTGGCTTTTAATTATTTTTAAAGGGCGTCCCATTTGTTTTTCTCCTTGTGTTAGTTGTGGGTTCTAGCCACTACGCGGCGGGGACCGCATAAATTCTCAGAATGAGAATGTACTAAGTATTTATCAAAACTTAGTAAGGTCAGGTGGTCGGTGACAATGGATATGTGATATTAGCATTCGTACCAGTCATATACCAAGTATCACTATATATTTTTCGTAAAGTTATTGTGCCGGCTGGGTAAATTTGTGCTCTAACCCATTCTTGTGGATCTGGTGCAGGTAATGCTGTATAGTTTACCAATGCCCCTGTATTGTCTATTACTGATAATTTTACAACAACATTAGTCTCGCATTCTATAAACAAACTATTACCATAAAGTGAATCATTGATGATTTCAACTTTAGATCCAATTGGGAAATCAATATTTGCTTCATCAGGAATAATCAATGTATTGGTTGAGGCAGCACGACCTAGTATCACAGCATTATTATCTGTTAATGCTAATTTTCTTTCGCCCGTGAAGGTAGTAAACTCATTTACAGTAGTTACAATGTCTGATGAACTAATAGTACCTTCACTACTAAATGTAATATTACCCAAACTTACATTGCCACCACTATCTGTAGTAATTGAAGTACCACCTAAATGAATAGTTGTGCCGCTTAACCATAAATCTTTAAATCTATTTGTTGCATTACCTAAATCATATGTAACATTGGCGTTAGGAATAACATTACCACCAACACTCATATCACCTGCTGTAGTCACATAATTAGCAAATACATTATTATAATATCGTGAACTATTACCTAAATTTATAGATAAATTTGAATAAGGCAATATTGTATTTGAATCATGGTGAAAACGGAATTTTTCATTTGCTGCTAAGAATCCTCCGGTAGCAAAAACTATATCACGGTGATCTACATCAGCAGTAGCTAATACTAAGTTACCACCGTTACCATTTTCCATGCCATGTACAAAGATATATCCGTCACTTGATTTAGTTATAGTATAATTAGCATCACTGAAATCAGTTCCAGTGAAGCCCATGTCAATCCAACCTTCTTCATCACTACCACTATCCCCGTATGCTACCCAGTCAGCACTACCTTGATCCGATGCATTAACCATTGCTGATTGTACAAACTGAGTTCCTGTATCTTTTCCAACAAATACTTGATTTTGAAAACTAGAACCTTGTGCATTATTACCAGCAAACAAATGTATTCCCGCATTCATAGTAGAAAATGCATGTATATGATTACCGTGTATATTACCTTGACTTGATATGCCGCCTACTACTCTTAATGCACCTGAAGTCATATTTGTACTTTGTACAGTGTTAGCAATAGTTAGTTGTGCGTCAGAGTTTAGTGTCAATGTACCGTTAGAAGTTAATCCTGATAATGTACCAACACTAGTAATATTTGGTTGATCATTAGTGTAAACTGTACCGGCTACTAATGCGTTGCCTACTTGTCCACTTACATTTGCGCCTGCTACTGAGTTTGCAATGTTTGCATAATGCGATTGTACTGCACTTGTGACATTTCCACTTACATTAGCACCTGCAATGTTGGAAATATAGATACCGTTACCACTGAAATAACTTGCTGTTGCTAAGTTACCTAAGTTAGCATTTCCACTAGAAATATTAGCAGTAACTGTCAAACTACTCAATGTTCCTACAGATGTTATATTTGGCTGTGCATTAGTTGTTACTGTTCCTGCATTTGTAGTTGACCCAGCACTAATTGCATAAGTTGCATTTGCTACTGTACCTGAAACATTAGCACCTGCTATATTAGAGATGAATATTCCATTACCAGTAAAATAATTACTTGTTACTAAGTTACCTAAGTTAGCATTACCACTAGAGACATTGCCTGTTACTGTTACACTTGCTAATGTACCAACACTTGTAATGTTTGGTTGTGCACCTGTTTGTAATGTACCAGTATAATATGTTGAAGTAATATTGCCAGTAACCGTTAATATATTTGTTGATGTGTTGAACGTAAAATTAGCACTGGCCCCAGCATTGCCTTGTTCATTGAATATAACTTCTGTATTGCTGCCAGGAGCAGAAATATTACCTATGATATTACCTACAATGAAGTTACCAATAAAATAATCAGCGGTCATGTTACCAGTTGCAGTAACTTCATCACCTGCTAACGTAGTAGCATTAATATTACCAGCATCTACATTACCCACTACTTGTATTTTACCAGAAACATTTACATTGCCTGAGTTTACATTTGCAGTAATATTGGCATTGTTAAGTGCGATAACACTGGTAAAAGTTCCTAAGTTAGGTGTGTCATTACCTATAGACCCATTAACTTTTCCGTATATATTAGCATTAACGTTACTAGCATTAATATTACCACCTACTGTTAATAGATTGGTTGCCTTGTTAAATGTAAATGTACTACTTCCACCAAACACACCAGAAGTATCATTATATTGAACTTGTGTATTGCTACCTCCGGGCACTGCATTACCTGTAGGACTGATAGTTCCTAATGCATATCCTGTATTAGCTGTAGCTGGGAAAAATGCTACTGTAGATACGGCAGTAGTTAATGTTGAATCAGAGTAAAGACTAAATGTAGTATTTGAAAGTCTTTTAACAAAATATAAATTAGTTCCACTAATTCCACCTGTAGATAATTGAGTCATACCGGCTACGTTGCCAATAGTTACTTCTGCGGTAGATCCAAATAGATGATCAGTTTGTGTAGTGACTACACCTGGATTAGCTTGACTTACATTAGCGATATTAACAGTCAGTACACCGTTTGTAGTCCAATTAAGATTACCTGCGCCATCAGTTTGTAATATGTACCCGTTGACACCACCATTAAGTTTAACATTGCTTATATTACCTAATGTGATTTCCCCACCAGCATTTCCACCTACATTAACAATAGTGGTTATACTGCTTTGAACATTTATACCTAACAGTTGTCCGTTCTCGGGACTATTTAAATCTAGTGTAGAGTTACTAGAACCAGTAATAGTTGAAAAGTCTATTGGACTAGCAGTAGTTAGAATTTCAGTTTGAGTTGTTTCTCCGGGTCCAATTGGTGGTACAATTGCTGGATCATTGCCTATATATAGACGTTGTTCGTCGGTTGCAAAACCTAGTTCCCCTATGTCAAGTTGGGGTAGGTCGTCATTTGCCCCGGTTCTGTGAATAATTTTGGAGATTTGTACGATGGCCATAGTTTAATCTTTAGTTGATTAAACTATTTATCACGATTTAAAGGAACTGCATATAGTATTGTTCTACTCGTTTAAACCACGTGTCTGTATACTTGTCAAATTCAGCACCCTCAATGATGAATTCCTGATACATAGCGTTAGGATCACACATAAAAATCACACCTTTGCGTATCTTTGTCCCATGTAATTCATTGTGTGCGTTAGCATAGGCTGCTAACTGAACAAAATAATCGTCAATCCATTCACGCTTCTTGGGTTTGTTTGTCTGCTTATGATCCATAATAGCTTCACTTCCATTATGTATACCACATAAGTCAGTAGTACCTGCATATACTTTGGGGAAGTATAGTGGAACCTCAGTTCCCCAATATTCATTACAGTTAACTAATCCCTGCGTAATGATACTATGAGCCATAGTATGACTTTGAATACTATATGGGTTACTACCTGGTTCTCCCGTCTCGCCTGTCTTTATATAATTTTCAAGCCACTTGTGCATACGTGTGCCACGTCCTGCGGCTTCTGTAGTGATAGCTTGTGCTTGAACACTACCAACTCGTTTACGCCAGTTCTGTAATGCTTGTTTAGATTCTTCTGATTTAGTAGCATCTAGAATCGTAGTAACGCTGGGAAGTTTCTCACCGTCGGGTGTAGCGTATCTACGCTTGCCATCAATCTCTACACGTTGAAGAGGTTGATAGTTAAATTTATTGGGATTGTACATATGGCAATTGTACTACAAATTACTCTGTAGTACAATGTATTTGGTTAATGTTTACTTTTATAATCAGCTACTGCGGCTTTGATTGCATCTTCAGCAAGGATTGAACAATGGATTTTGACTGGCGGCAATGCGAGTTCTTCAGCAATTTCTGAATTTTTAATAGTTGCGGCTTCGTCCAACGTCTTGCCTTTAACCCACTCGGTAATGAGAGAGGAACTTGCAATCGCAGATCCACATCCGTATGTTTTGAATCTTGCGTCTTTGATGATGCCATTTTCTACCTTTATTTGAAGTTTCATTACATCGCCGCATGCGGGTGCGCCAACCATACCAGTACCAATATCAGTATCACTCTTATCAAAAGAGCCGACGTTCCTGGGATTCTCATAATGATCTATAACCTTTTCTGAATATGCCATATTTATACCCTAAAACTTTCTCCACATCCGCAACGGTCACGTTCATTAGGGTTCTTAAATTCAAACCCTTCATTTAGACCACTGCGTACATAGTCAATTGTCATATTGTTCAAATAGACCTCATGTCTTTTATCAACTAATATAACAAATTCTGAGTATGCATAATTGATATCACTATCCAAATATGCATATTCATCAACGTATTCTAACACATAAGCTAGGCCACTGCAACCTGTGGTTTTCACACCTATGCGAATTCCTTTGCCGCCTCTCTTTTCTAGTAGTTTTATTATTTTGGATTTAGCGTTGTCAGTAATGGTTATCACTTTAATTGCTTCTGTGCCATTTTTTGTAATGTTTTTTGATTCTCATCTGGGCCGGGGGTTGCACCAAGTTCTTCTGCGCCCTCTTGACCCTTAAATACAACTTCATCTTTGTTTACATTATGAATTATATTTCTTAATGGGTCTTTTTTTACTATATCAAATAAATCGTTTTTATCTAATATAACATCATTCTGTTTTAGAAAATTTAATAACTCGTCGGTGGTAATTGTTTGACCACCTTTGCCGATGCGTTCTTTTAATTGGTTGGTAACTGCAACCAATTTCACACGTAATGGATCATCATCGGCAAATTCAAATAACTTCATATTATCGTGTTGAACGACCAACACCCGCTACAGGGCTTTCTTCATCTGGTTCTTCTGGTAGATCAGGAAGTTCACCATCAGGCTGTTCGCCGCCCAAATCTTCCATATCACCTCTCATACCCATCTCATCACCCATGCCGCCCATCTCATCACCCATACCACCCATGTCGCCACCTGGCATTCCCATGCCACCGCCTTGACCGGTAATAGTACCTAATGCGCCTGATAATGTGCCTTTGCTCTGAGTTAGTGCAGCCTGTAGACTTGTCAATGCTTCGGTTACTTGTTGATTAAACTGTTCACCTTCATTTGTGCCAACTTCACTGTTAACACCGTCAACAACTGCTGGTAGTTCTTTAACAAGCATATCACTGACTTGTTCAACCATCTTCTGCATAGTATCAACCATTTCTTGTGCGGCTAGAATAACTTGTGATTTCTCAACTTGTTCGTTCTCAAATACCATACGA